TGCGTCCTCGTTACGATTCACAAGGTGGTGCTGAAGCCATGTACTCAGAACCAGAATCCACACATTCTGGTGATGCTGGAGATGATATGGTCAGCTCCGGAGCCGGTGCACAAGCAGCAGCTCAGGGTGGAACATACTCCGCAGTATTGGGTGTAGGTAACTCAACGGCAACTGCAGAAACTTTCGGTCTTACTGGAACTTCTGGTACAGCTGCTGAAGATTTCCAGCAAATGTCATTCTCAATTGACCGTGTAACTGTTACAGCTAAGACACGAGCACTCAAAGGTGAGTACTCAATGGAATTGGCACAGGATCTTAAAGCCGTTCACGGTTTGGATGCTGAAACAGAACTTGCTAACATTCTCTCACAAGAGATTTTGGCAGAAATTAACCGCGAAGTTATCCGTACCATTTATTTTGGCGCAGAGCACGGAGCACAACATAATACATCAACAGCTGGTGTATTTGACCTTGATGTTGACTCAAACGGACGTTGGTCTGTTGAGAAATTCAAAGGTTTGATGTTCCAAGTAGAACGTGATGCGAATGCAATTGCAAAGTCCACACGTCGCGGTAAAGGTAACATCATCATCACATCTTCAGACGTTGCTTCTGCTCTAGCTATGGGCGGAATGATGGACGGAGCCGGAGTTGATGACACAGGTAACACATTCGTTGGAACACTCAACGGCCGTTACAAAGTTTATGTTGATCCATATTTCAGTGCGTCAGCAACTAACTTCTTCTGTGTAGGTTACAAAGGTTCATCTGCATACGATGCAGGTATCTTCTACTGTCCTTACGTTCCATTGCAAATGGTTCGTGCGGTTGGTGAAAGTTCCTTTCAACCAAAAATTGGTTTCAAAACACGTTACGGAATCGTATCCAATCCATTTGGACACAGCGATGGTGACGGAACAATTGACGCCAACGGTAACTACTACTACAGAATGGTCAGAGTTGACAATTTGATGTAAGTTAAGTCTTTAGGAGTTATTACCCCTAAAGAACGTGAGAAGGGTGATTACTTAATTGTAGTCACCCTTTTTTTTTGTCCTAACTAAATATTACAGAAAGGATATTCCATTATGTCTGCATTACAAGGTCAACCAATCAATACTAGTTTTTTAAGCCCTATTGGGTTTAAATTTCAACTTAACAATTTTCCAGCAGTAAACTACTTTTGTCAGTCTGCTACTCTGCCTGGAATTTCTATATCTGCTATTGATGTTCCCACACCATTAAAAACTATATCAATTTCTGGAGATGAAGTTAGTTTTGAAGAGTTGTCAATAAAATTCATAGTAGATGAAAATATGAAAAATTGGTTATCAATTTATGATTGGATTATCGGACTTGGATTTCCAACTGAAGAAGGTCAAGCAAAATATAAAAAATTATCAGAAGATTCAGAATTAACTACTGACGCAACTTTAACTGTATTGACCAGTAATATGAATCCACAGATAAATTTTGTATTCAGAGAGTGTTTCCCATTAAGCCTTTCTTCAATTGCATTTGATAGTGGTGGAACAGATATAGATTATGTTACAGCAGATGTTACTTTTCGTTATGATGTTTATACAGTTGAAAACCTACTCAACAATGATGTATCATACGAAGGAAAACCAGTTTAATTATTATTTAAGGAGGTGATTTGAAACTTGAAGATATTCAAGAACTTTGGCATAAAGATAGTGAAATTAATTATACAGAACTGGGCACTGAATCCATTAGTATCCCACGAATTCACGACAAATATCTTAAAATTTTTACTGATGAACGAATCAGACTGAAGGGGTTTGAGTTTGAACTATCTAAAATAGTTCGGGCTAAGACTGAGTATTATTCTGGTAAAATGTCTCAAGAAGAACTTGAACGGCGTGGCTGGGAACAATATTTGGGAAGACTTCTCAAGAACGAAATATCTAACTATATTGAATCAGATGATGATGTAATCAAATTGAAACAACAACTAGTAGTCTTACAAGAAAAAGTAAGCTATCTGGACTCTGTTATTAGAATGATAAACAATCGGGGGTTTCAAATAAAGAATGCTTTGGATTGGTTGAAATTTACAAATGGAAATAATTAACATATCTAAAAAAAATGAAGTCTATATCAAGATAGATTCTGAAGCTTCAACTGCTCAAGAGATTTGTGACCATTTTACTTTTATGGTGCCTGGCTACACATTTATGCCAGCATATCGTAATAGACTTTGGGATGGAAAGATAAGGCTTTTTAATGTTCATAACCGTCTTCTTTATGGAGGATTGCTTGAACATCTTTGTAAATTTCTCTATACCAGAGACTACAAAGTTAAGTTTGATTCAGATTTTAATAATGAAAAAATAAAGATTAAGAAAGATTTTATAGATTCATTAAAGTTACCAGTAATCCCTAGAGACTATCAGATGATTGCTGCCAACCATGCCCTGACTCACCACAAAGCACTTTTACTTTCACCAACAGCTTCAGGTAAATCTTTGATTATCTATATACTTATAAGGTATTTGAATTTGAAGACTCTTATTTTAGTTCCTACTATATCTCTTGTTTCTCAAATGTATAATGATTTTAGAGAATATGGATTTGATGTAGCAAACAACTGTCATACGGTTTTTGCTGGGAGAGATAAGGGTTCTGAACTGCCTATTATAATATCAACATGGCAGTCAATTTATAAGATGCAACAAAAATACTTTGAACAATATGAACTTGTGATTGGAGATGAGGCTCATGGTTTTAAGTCAAAATCTCTCACATCAATAATGACCAAATGCATTAATGCAAAATATCGTATAGGGACAACTGGAACATTAGACGGAACACTAACTCATAAATTGGTGCTAGAGGGTCTATTTGGTAAGGTCTACAAGGTCACCTCAACAAAGAAGCTTATAGACAGTAAACATCTATCACCATTTACTATTAAAGCAATTTTACTAAGACATCCAGATTCAATATGTCATGATCTTAGGAATATAAGTTATCAAGAAGAGTTAGATTATTTGGTAAATTCTGAAGCAAGAAATACATTTATTAAAAACTTGGTTTTAGATATGAAAGATAATACACTTCTGCTATTTCGTTTTGTTGAAAAACATGGAAAGATACTTTACGATATGATAAAGGAGGAATCAAATGGTAGAACAATATTTTTCGTTCACGGAGGAACAACAGCAGATACAAGAGAACAGATTAGACATATCGTTGAATCGGAACGAAATTCCGTCATCGTTGCTAGTTATGGTGTATTTAGTGTTGGCATCAACATTAGGAACTTGCATAACATTGTTTTCGCTAGTCCTTCTAAGTCTCGTATAAGAAACCTACAATCAATAGGTAGAGGCCTTAGAAAATCTGAAAATAAAAGTATGGCTACATTGTATGATGTTGCTGACGATCTGTCTTATGGTAGTAGTCACAATTACACATTAGATCATTTTGAGGAAAGAAAGAAAATATATAAAGAGGAGAAGTTTGATGTGGCGGAATATTTTGTACAGCTAAAAACTTAATAAGAAATGATTCATTTAACCCCTACACTAGTATTATATCACCTGTCAAGAGCTTTGTCAAGTGGTTGACAACAACAGTTTATTATGTTATAATATATAAAATAACAACTTATAGGAGGGCAGATTGGCAAAAGTAAAACCAATACATTATGTAGATAATGAAAAGTTTTTAAAAGAAATGATAATATATAAACGTGGATTTGATGAGGCAAAAGAAAAAGATGAACTTCCGCCAATGATTTCAGAATATCTTGGTGAATGTTTCATGAAAATAGCACAAAGGCTTTCCTTTAGACCCAATTTTATAAATTATGCTTTTAAAGATGATATGATTTCAGATGGTATTGAAAATTGTATCCAATACATAAAGAACTTTAATCCAGAAAAATCATCCAACCCATTTGCATATTTTACTCAAATTATCTATTATGCCTTTATTAGAAGGATACAGAAAGAGAAAAAACAACTGTATATAAAATATAAAACTATGCAAAGTGCTCCATCTTTATTGGAAAATGTAGAAGTGTCTGCAAATGACGGTGATAAAGGATATAATCAAGAGACAATGAATACTGACCAAAAAGCAAATATGTACAATTTTATTAAAAACTTTGAGGATGCAAAGGCTGCGAAGAGTGTAGCTAAAAAACCAGCCAAAAAGACTAACCTTGAATATTTTATGGTAGCATGAAGGTAGCATTAATAAATGACACACATTTCGGTGCGAGAAATGATAGTCAAGCTTTTATGAATTATTTCAAAAAGTTTTATGAAGATGTTTTTTTTCCCACTTTAGAAGAACGAGGTATACTTAATATTATCCATTTGGGTGATGTTGTTGACCGGCGAAAATTTATCAACTGGAAAACTGTATACCAAATGAGAGAAATGTTTTTTGATGTGTGCCATGAACGATCCATAAATCTTCATCTAATAGTTGGTAATCACGATACATATTTTCGTAATACAAACATAGTAAATAGTTTGGATGGTCTTCGCTTAGAAGAAAATCACCAATTTCACATTTATCAAGAATCTACAGAAATTGAATTAGACGGTAATAAGTTCTTTCTGCAACCTTGGATATGTGATGAAAACAAAGAACAATCCCTCAAAGCTATAGAAAAAACAAATGCTCAAGTATTATTTGGACATTTAGAAGTTAAAGGTTTTGAAATGCATGCAGGTCAGTATAGTCAAACTGGTATTGATGCAAGTATGTTCAACAAGTTTGATATGGCTTTTAGTGGCCACTTTCATCACAAGTCTGATAATGGTAACATCTATTATCTTGGTAATCAATATCAAATAACTTGGTCTGATTATAAAGATACAAAAGGATTTCATATATTTGATACAGACACCAGAGAGATAGAGTATATTGTAAATCCATTTGAGATGTTTCATAAGATTTATTATGATGATGAAAAGATGACTCTGGAATCTATTCAAATTGATGACTATTCAATTTATAAAGGTTGCTATATAAAAATAGTAATAATGAATAAAAAGAATCCATTTTGGTTTGATACTTTGATGGACAAACTTTATGCTGCTGATGTGGCTGATATTTCAGTTGTAGAAAACTTTGACCAAGATTTAGATATTGAAGATGATATGATAAATGAAGCAGAAGATACACTCACCATTCTTTCCAAATATGTCAATTCATTAAATATAGATAATAAAAAAGAACTTGACAATTTACTAATTTCATTATATAATGAATCATTAACTTTAGAAACAGTATGACAGAATTTCCAAATAAACAATCTGTATGGGCATCTCATATATATTGTTTTAAAGATGAAAAACATTCATCTAAACAAGATGAACTGATATCCCATGTATATGACCTTAAAAATCAAGGGAAAACAAGTGGAGTAGCTGATATAGCTAAAAAGAATTTATTTGAATCTAAATTTGATTTTTTTAATTCTGATTTACAAGCTGTCCAAGAATTAAAATTATTCTGTGAAGAATCTTTGATGACTGTTGTTAAAGATACGAATCAATACGATGATGATTATATGAGTAATTTAGTTCCAGATTTAAGAGAATCGTGGACTCATATAACAAATAACAATGGATATCATGACGCACATAAACATTTAAATACTTCATGGGGTGGTATATATTATGTAGATGCTGGTGAATGCGGAGAAGTTGTGGATGAAGATGGTATTTCAAGAATGAATGGTACAAATAGATTTTATTCTCCAATTCAATATTTTACACTTGATCCAAGTATGCAATACCTGAGACATGATGCTGTTGACATTTCTCCAGAGAATGGTGTTTTGGTAATCTTTCCCGCATATCTTTTACATTCAGCAACCCCATATATTGGAAAAAAAGATAGAGTAGTTGTATCTTTTAATTCAATAATAAATCAAAAGACATAAAATGGAAACTTATGCACAGAGACTGCAAAAAAGAAAGGAAGACGCCATGAGTAATTATGACATGGATGAGATAGAAAGACTAAGAGAAAGAGAAAAAAGAAGTAGAGGAATTAAACCTGACTGGCCCAAGTCAGTTGAACTTGGTAAAGATGAAACACCTCACACAGCAGTTGATATAGAACTTTCAGATAATGATTTTAGAAAGGTTGCTCTTCAGGCACATGAAAGAGATATTACTTTCAATAAAATGGTGGGACTCATATTAAAAGATGGTTTGGTTAAAGCAGAATATAGATTTGAACATGATACTAGACCTCAACTTCTTAATGAGATTGGTTCTCCATTCAAAAATGAGGGTAAGTGATACAATTTGAAATTATTCGTTGGAAGAACTTTTTAAGTACTGGCAACGTTTTTACTGAAGTAGCACTTAACAAAAATTCAAATACTCTGATAATTGGTGACAATGGTGCGGGTAAGTCTACTATACTAGATGCTTTAACTTTTGGATTATTTGGTAGACCATTTAGGTCAGTCAATAAGGCACAACTTATCAATTCCATAAATCAAGGTGGAACTGTTGTAGA